GCCTGGTTCAAGATAGATGAAAGACAACTATGGAAACTTTATAATGTAATCATTCAGCACTTTGGTTTAGGTGATGATAGTCCAAGAATTGATACTGAAGAAGAAAGAGATGCAAGAGTAGAGTTAGAAGTAGATAGAGCACTTAGAGAAGTAGAAGATGAATACAATAGAATTATTAGAGAAGCAGACCAGAAATATAAACCACGATATGTTGATGAGGAGAACGATGAGACCCTCTGCTACACGCCTAAATGTAAGGCACTAGCACCTCCAATGCGAATATGCTCTGCCTGGGATCCAACCTGCCCAGACACCTCTACAAGCGGTACAGAGGGGTTGACTGAGCAATCTGAGAGTGGTATTATTAATGAGTTGGTGAGGGACAAACCACCAGCAGAACCTGGAAAATTTAGATTCTGATAGTTGACAATCTGAGGTTGATACCTTATGATTGTTTTATTGGAAGTGTAGCTCAATTGGCAGAGCGAGAAGCTTATACCTTCTGTATGCACCAGATTAGTGCGCGGTTGGGGGTTCGACTCCCTCCACTTCCATTACTCTAAACTACACTTAGAGTATAAATAAATGTGTAGAGTAGTCTAACTATTATGCAAGCACAATGTAAAAATTGCAATGAGAATTTCAAGTACTTTCCTTCACAAGGAAAGGGAATATATTGCTCAAATAAATGTCAACAAGAACACTACTACAAACAGAATATCAGTGATTGGTTATCCAAAAAAATAACTGGAAAACAAAAAGATGGTAGACCAAGTGACTTTGTAAGAAGATATCTTCTTGAAGAATCTGATTACAAATGTTCTCAATGTGGATGGGGAAAACCAAATCCAATAAATGGAATTATTTACCTTGAAATTGATCACATAGATGGTTCAAGGGACAATAGTTACAAAGAAAACTTAAGAGTATTATGTCCAAATTGTCATACATTAACAGACACTTACAAAACATTAAACAAGAATATTGGTTATCATAAACAAAGAAAACAAAGATATCAATTAGAAGGATAAATTTATTGCCCGTGTATTCCAACAGGTAGAGAAAATCGACTTAAAATCGATCCAGTGTCGGTTCGAATCCGACCACGGGTACCTTGCAGGTTTAGCTCTCTGGTTGAAAGCACCGAACTCATAATTCGGCTAAGGTGGGTTCGATCCCCACAACCTGCACTTGACAATCTGAAGGTTCTGCCTTCAGATTGTCCCATGGGCAAGTAGCATAATGGATAATGCAGCATCCTTCTAAGATGTCGATTGGGGGTTCGAGTCCCTCCTTGCCTGTTGACAATCAGACCTTAATAGTTTATGATTGTCTCATCTGCGGAATTAGTTCAGTGGTAGAACGTCAGCCTTCCAAGCTGAATGTCACCGGTTCGAATCCGGTATTCCGCTTACATAAATATTTAAAAAAGTATAATGGAAACCCTCTACAAATTACTTTCTGATACTCAAGCAAGTCTTTTCGTTCTCTTTCAAAAGACTTGGGTATATCATTGGAACGTAGTTGGTCCTAACTTTAAAGAGTTCCATGATTTATTTGGTGCCCATTATGAAGCAATGTTCGAACAGATAGACCGTCTGACCGAACACATGAGATATCTAAATATTAAACCAGTTCCGACTTTAACAAGAATTACTGAAGTATCTCACGTTAGAGAAGCAGATAGTTCTCTAGATGCTATGGGAATGGTAAATGATTTAATTCATTGTCATGAACAGATTGTAGAACTTTTAGGTCAAGTTGCTGAAGAAGCAGAAGCACAAAAATCAAGAGGAACCACAAACCTTATTGATGATTTAAATGAAGAACACGGTAAATTTATCTGGATGTTAAGGTCATTTACACAATGACAGGATTTATGAATTATGATTATAGTAAGATGCAGAGATTGCAATAAAGAATTAACCAGCACAAATAAAACTCAAGTTTGTGGTTGTCCTAATATGATGACCCTCAAGGGTGATAGTGTTTCTGCTGTTGACTTAAGTAGAGTAGTTATGGTAAACTCTACACAGAAAGAACAAAAGAATGTTTTAACTTCTCAAGATATTGCCTGGCAAGAGGCAAGAAGACAACGTAAAGTTCGTAGGTTAGACTTCGAAGTTCGTTGATAAAAATGGAAGGAGTCCGGTTGGTCGAGGACACCGCCTTGAAAGCGGCTGGGGGTAACACCTTCGCAGGTTCGATTCCTGTTCCTTCCGTTATAAATGATACCAATTTAATATTTTATTTGGTTTTCTGTATCCTAGTGTTACAAAACGCTGACATTTGGTTGACTTTGAAATGTTTGTGATTAGTATATAATAGTAATACGTTTCATAAAAATGGACCAACACACTTACGAAAATTGGGTCCGTATTAAAGCAACTTTTGAGGAATCTGGTAATACTGACAATATGTTCTATAAGAGAGCAGTTCAGATAGTTAAAACCAGAATAGACCCTCTCGCAAAATTTTTGGGAGATGAGAAGTGATGGAACCACAAGATGAATTTATTACAAGAACTGAAGTGCAGGAGATGATTGATGATGCCATACGAAGACATAATCGTAATGCTTCGATTATTTCAATGTGTGTTGGTTGGGTTGTTCTTGCTCTTTTTGCTGAAGGTCTTCTTCGACTCATTGGAGTAATACCACCAGTATTTCCATGGCTCAACATTACCCTGAAATAATAGGAATTGTTTTCCTGCTAGTATTCGCTGCCACGATGTTTTATCAAGGAACTTGTATTATGAGAGGGCAGCGCGGTTATTCTCTTCGTGATTATCTTAAACAAGATAGTGAAAATATGCGTAAACGAATAGAAGAACTTTTAAAAGACAAATGACTTATTATAACTTTATAACATATGAAGTTTTATTACTCATCATGGCACTGGGAGTTATAAATCACTTTAAGGCAAAGAAATTTAATCTTGTTCTAAGTATTGCTTCCACATTATTAACTATTTTTCTATGCACTATTGCTTTTTGGTGGATGGTAGATACTGTAGTTTATTTGAAATGGGAAGTATTAAAGTCTCCTTTGCTCCAAGCAAAATCACCAGTAGCAGAGTTACCAATTACTTAAATGGTTGTTCTAACAGAAGAAGATTTAAAAGAACTACATCAAAGAGTTTTTGAACAGAAGATGGTTGAACTCTTTGAAGAACCTTCTACATATGAGGATGAAAATGTCGACGACTGATTGGTTAATATTCATTGAGTTTTTCTCACATATGTTGTATTTGTTTATTTCATTCATGTGTGGGATAATTATTGGATATATTGTTGGTTTTAGGAACGGGGGAATGTGATGTTTAAAACACTCTTGTTTTCTACTTTAATTTATGCTATACTGATGTTGTCTTGGATTTGTTCTAAATGATTTTCCACATTGTAGAAACACTTGCAGCAAATCAATTCTTTCTCTTTCTGTGTGGGATGGGATTGACCGTTATTCCTTTTGCTGGTATTATGTTTATACATAGAGATAAAGTTTAAATCTTATATATAGATTTGAACTTATAATCTAAATTATGCCAGCAAAAAATCCAAAAGAATACGCTTCTAATCACTATCAGAAAAATAAAAATAAATATGCTGAAAGAAGTAAGTTAGCGCGACTTAGGACTAAAGAATGGTATAATGAACTTATGACTAGTAAGTTCTGCGAAAAGTGTGGTGAACCTGACACTATTGTGTTAGAATGGCACCATGTTGACCCATCTAAAAAAGATATGAGCGTTGCTGATATGCTTACTAGGAGGGGAAAACAAACTATCTTGGAAGAGATAGATAAGTGTATATGTCTTTGTGCTAATTGCCATAGACGATTACATCATGAATTACGCAACGGGGTGTAGCTCAGCTTGGATAGAGTGCCGCTTTTGGGAAGCGGAAGTCGCAGATTCGAATTCTGTCACCCCGACTCATAAAAAAATCACTTTATTAAAATGAAAGAGTTAGAGGACATTCAATCTTTCACAGTAGAAGAATTTCAAGAGAATTTTGATGTTCTCATAGAAAGAGTAGAAAATGGAGAAACATTTATTATTACAAGTGAATATGGAAATGCTGCTATCGTACCATAT